TCAACGGGACGCGATTGCGTCGGCTGTACGAGCGGTATGCGGACCTTGATCAAGAAGCGTTCATTGCGTTCATCCGCGAAGACGGTGGCCTGATGAATCCAGGCGTGCCGGCCGTCAAGAAGTTGATCCATCCGTAAGGTGGGAAACCCCTTCGCGGGTGGTGGTGGGGTACTTCTCATTTCCACGACCATCGCCACCCGCGTTTTTTTACGAGGGTAAAAAATGCCACGAGTAAAATTGAATCATGTCAGCCATGCAAAAGGCAGTGAAGGGAACCCCGGCGATATCGTCGAGGCGACCGATAGTCTGGCGGCAGTATGGTGTGCGGATGGTGCTGCCGAGATGGTCGAAGCCGTCGATGTGAAGGCTGACATTTTCGAGGCAGTAACGGAAACCGAACAGCAACCGGAACCGGTTTTCAATCCGGAGCCGAAACCACGAAAGCGAAAATCATGAGCAAAGCATACGATCCCCAAGACTCGGGGCAACTCAAGAGCGAAGTCGGCACGTACGAAAAACGATCGTACGTGGCACATTACGAATCGAGTCCAGCACTCGGGGCAACTACTGATGTTCATGCTGCAATTGTCGATGATGGCACGGAGCAGACGATCACAACCGGGATAACTAATCCGCCAGAGGTGAGAAACATTACCGCGACTGCTGGTGGCACGGCGGCTGACATCAAAGCGATCCAAGTAACAATCAATGGCACTGATGCGGCTGGCGAAGTATTGCAAGAAGTGCTGCCAGTGTTCACCGTCAACACGGCCGGCACTGTTGTTGGCCTGAAATGTTTCAAAACGGTCACGTCGATTGTTGTTCCTGCTCATGATGATGTTCTGGCGACGACTGCAATTGGGCTTGGCGATAAGCTAGGCCTTCAACATGCGTTGACTCGGAACACTGTCATCAACACATTTCAAGCTGATGCACTGGAAGGTACTGCACCAACGGTTACCGTGAGTGCCACGGTATTGGCATCTAATGGTGCGACGCTCAATACTGCGTTGGACGGTGGCGATGTTGACATTTATTATTTCGTCGATGGAGACGAATGATCAATGTACGGTCTTCGACAAACCGTTGCCCCAGCAACGTCGCCAGTGACCACGACCGAGGCGAAGCTACATGCTCGTCTCGACGTGGATACTATCGATGCTGACATTCAAATGTTAATTGATGGGGCAACGGAGCAGATTGAGGGCTTAATCGATCGGCAAATCGTGACGGCAACGTACCGATTCACGATGCCGTGCTGGCCGCCAACTTTATGGCTGCCACTCGGTCGGACTCAATCGGTAACGTCGATCAAGTATTACGACCCGGACAATGCACAACAAACGCTTGACTCTGCGTTGTATCGTGTCGACTCGAATCAGGAGCCGGCTGTCATTTCGTCAACGACGACGTTTCCAATTTCGTATGCTCGCAGCGATGCAATTGAGATCATATATACCGTCGGATACGGCACGGCCGCACAAGTGCCGGCGGGCCTGAAGGGTGCCATACTCATGTTAGTCACGCATCGGTTTGAGCATCGGGGCGACGACTCAACTACGGAGATGACAGGCACGAAGACCTCGGCCGCAGTGCCTCAGAATATATTTGATCTTGCAGCTCGATACGAACTCGGTGACGAGTGGACAGCGTACGAGGGAATTGAGCGAACTTGGAGCGTGACCGCATGAGAGCCGGGACGTTACGACATCGCATCACATTTCAGAGTCGTCAGCCGACAGACGACTTTTTAACGGGGTTCCCGGCGGATCAATGGGACGACGAGTTGACAGCGTTTGCAGCGATCGAACCACTTACCGCAGCGGACAAGAAGTCGGCCGACCGTGTTGAAACAACGGTTACGCATACTGTCGTGGTTCGATACCGATCGACGTTACGCGACAAAATGCGATTCATTCATGGCGATCGCGTGTTCCATATCGATGGCATTCGGAACCTTGACACTCGGAATCGTTTTCTTGTTATCGATGCAATTGATCAGGGATTTGTTGGTGTCGCACGTATTGATCCAAACTACGTTGCCGACGATGACGAGACGGTCGGAGGTCTGACGGTTCCGATCGAGTACCCCGACGACTGGACGGTTCCGGCATCCGTTTACGTCACATTAGACGGTGGTGTGACAACCCTTGGTCCTTATACTGTGACATACCTCTGATGGCCAAGACATTCGTTATTACCGGAGTGAAGGAGCTCGATGCCAAGCTGGCGTCATTGGAGCCGAAGTTGCGGACGAAGATCATGCGATCAGCGACGCGTGAAGCTGCGAAATACGTGGCAGCTGATGCCAGGAGATTGGCACCGCATGACACGGGCGAACTGGAAAAGTCGATCAAGGTGCGGGCACGGCCAAAGCGTGAATCGTTCATTGATTCGAGCGGAAGGAAGCGAAGCGGAAGCTACAAGAATTCCGTTGGGCACGGCATAACTGGTGGGACGCCATTCGCCGAGGGTCTACCGTTTTATTCCAAGTTCATTGAGCTAGGCTGGAAGTATCTTCCCGACGGCGATCCGTTCCTAAGGCCTGCACTTTACGGAAATGCCAGACGTGTCAAGCTGATGTTCGCTCGTCGAATTCGTGAAGGCATCGCGAAGATCGGGCGTGAACGATGATCGAAATCGCATTGCATACGTTTTTAACGACACCATCCGATGGTGATCAGACGCAAACGGCTCGGAACACGGCTCGGAATAGCTTGGCCGGTGCGATCGGAAATCGCGTTTGGATCGGACGCCGACCGCAGGAATCACTGACACCATCGATCACAATGCAGCGATTGTCGGCAGAGCGGTACAACGATCTGAACGGTGAGCCAACAACGGTTCCAAGTACCGTCGACCTAACGATATGGGGACGGCAAGATCAGTATTCACCGGGTGGCATCATCGAAGCGGCGACCGAGTGGCTACGGCTTGCACTGACGCAATATCGGGGAACGATGGGCACGCTTGACATTCAGGGCGTGACGATCATCAACGAGCGAATGATAACGCCAGTGGCACCAACGGACGCCTCGGACAATTGGCTATTCGGCTATACGACCGACTTCCTCATTCACCATTCGCAGTCTGGCGTGACTGCACTATAAAGGAACCAAGAACATGGCATACGGGGCACTTACCGGAAACGGTGCAACATTAACCTTCGGCGAGTTCGGGTCACAGGAAGCACCGGTGATAGGCACGCTGACATCCGTTGTACTCGGTGACATTGTATCGATCGGTGCAATTACCGAAACGATCGGCGAAGTCGATGACACGGGCCTGGCATCTACTTACACCGAGAAGGCGCCGGCTGACCTGAAGGAAATAGCACCGCTCACGTTCGACGTCAACTGGTCGTCGATCGTCACGAACAACACGACGGTGCCGCACATGCAACTGGGCGTTCCTGGCTATGCGGTTCTGACGTTTGCTAAGCCAGTCGCAAGCTATACGACGCCGGCGACCTTCACCGGCTCGGGATTCATCCGACAACGCGGCGTCGATGGCGTGGCGAATAACGAGCGGGTTCACGGATCCTACGAGTTCGTCTTCGATGGCAAAACAGCCGTTCCGACCTGGGTCGGCGCAGTGCCATCAGGATCGTAACGATGAAAGACATCGTGACATTCACGGCACCGAAATCAGTTGATCGAGACGGCCGGCCACAGGACCTGGGGTTCTGGCACATTCACTTGATGGGCCGGCACGTCGGGCTATTGTTCGGCGGCTATCCGGTTATTCAACATCCGCTAAGCGAGTCGGATCGAAAGCTAGTTGAGGTCGCATCGGCTCAATTCTTAGGTGTCGACGATACAACATCCGTCGGCGCCGATACCGTTACAGGGGACGATCACAAAAATCATGCTGACTAGTAAATACGCACTGGCCGAGGTGGCGGGCGAGCGGAGATACCATACGTTTGTCATCCAAGGATATGGCACGTTTCGAATTCGGTCATTGACCGAGGGCGAACGAGCCGAGCTGGAATACGCGATTGTTTACGCGGATGACAAGGATAGGTCGCAAGCGGTCAAGATGCATAAGGCCCGCACAATTGCGATGACGTTCGTTGATGCCGATGGGTTGCGACTCTACGAGGACAGCGAAGCGGTTCAGATCGCAGGGTACGACAGCCGGTTTACTGCGGCCGCATACGATGAGATCGAGAAGCATATCGGCATTAGCTCGATGGTGCTGGATGACGACGCGGAAAAAAACTCAAAGGCAACTGGCGAAGACGAGCAGCTTATCGGCTCGCAAGTCGTGTCGGTTGCCTAGACGTTGACTTTTTGTTGGCATCGATGACGCCGAAACAGTTTGCAGAGTGGTGTGCGGCAGATCGGTTGGGTGTATTCGACGGCGACGCGTGGAATCAAGCGGCGATCATTGCAAGTACGATCCATAACGAATTCGCGGTATTGGCAAATAGATTCGGCAGCGGCAAGCTAGATCCGAAGGAACTCCACGACATTGACTTATATTTGCCACCGAAAATGAGAACTGAGAAACAGGAACCTGAGAACGACGGCAGCATCGATCGATTCGTTGCGGCGATGGAAGCAAGGGCAAATTAATGGCAGCCAGCACAATCATTGGCTCGATGACGGTTAACGTCAACGCGAATACGAGAGAGTTCGCGAAGAGTATGAAGAAAATGCGATCCTTGACGCAAACAGGCGTCAAGCATTTGAAGCTCTTGGGATTAGCAATTACTGGATTGGGTTCGTATGCGTCGCTTCGCGGGCTTCAGAACGTCGCTAGGGAACTCGACAAGCTGGCCAAAACATCGGATAAGCTCGGCATCGCATCAGAAAAGCTTGCAGGTCTGCAACACGCGGCCAATGTCACTGGCGTTACCACTGAAACTTTTAACATGGCTTTGCAACGGATGACGCGGCGGGTTGCCGAAGCCGCAAAGGGGACAGGAGAGGCACAGGGGGCATTGAAGGAACTCGGGATTAGTGCTGAAGATCTAATGAAGCTATCGCTAGACGAGCAGTTTTCTGTCATTGCGACAAAGATGGCATTGGTTACTCGGCAGGCTGATAAAGTCCGGCTAAGTATGAAGCTGTTTGATTCCGAAGGCGTTGCATTAGTCAATACGCTGAAACTCGGATCTATCGGCTTACAGGAAATGCAAAAAGAAGCGGAGATGCTTGGCATTGCAATCGATCGAAAAGCATTGGCAAGTGTTGAGCGGATGAACGATGCAATGGACGCATTGCAAAAAGCGTTTGGCGGGATGGCGAATCAACTTGTGATCGCATTGGCTCCCGGAACAGAAGAGGTGATTCGCGGCGTGTTGATTGCGTACAAAGAACAGAAGGAGGGGACAGCTGGAAAGGGAGGATACTTTAGCCCCGAATTTAAGGCTGGGGTGAAATCAGCATTCGGGCCAGCTGCCGAATGGGCTAAGCGAAACAGCAGCATTTACAAATATGGTGTAAGAATGGCCAACAAGACGTTTGGAGATGCTGCAATGTCTGATGCTGGTGTATCCGGCGAATTGGACCGTTTTACACGTGGCGGTATTGACGTAAGGAATCCGTTCAGTAGTCGTGGCAATGAAGTCAATGCGGCCACAACAAACGCATCGATCAAGAAGAGGAACAAAGACTTCATTGTTGATTTATCCCAACAAATAGGTAAAGGACTTGTCACAGGCAATGGTGTGATCGCTGGGGCTCGCAATAATGCAGCCGGACTAGCGGGTGCATTCGGCACAGCGGCCGCCAGAATCGCTGGGAAAGTGCTGTCACCATACGGTGCCGATGATCCGAACGCTGCCCAACTCTACCGATCATCAAGCAACATCCTCGAGCGTGGCACATCCGAGGCTCGTGCTGCACTTCGTGAGAATCTGAACAAGACGGATGACAAGCAATTGGAACTTGCCAAAAAAGCTCAGGAGCATCGCGTTGAGTTGATCGAAGCCGTCAAGCAGATATTTGTACCATCGGTGGCATCCATATGAGCGTAACCGGCTGCGAACTCGTGCGAGGAATTCAGGGCGGCTCGTTTGGCCTGATGGGTGACGATAACGTGTCACTGAAGTACAAGATAACGACCGACTCGGACCTAATGTTGCCATACTCGGTCAAGTCGCAATCGACCAGAGGCACGTCGACATTACCTGGACCCGGCACAACGAATGACCTCGTGCCGGCACTGTACGATCAATACAACTTTGCGACCGGAAATGCTTTCGGCAATCGCTCATTCGGTGCGAGCGAAAAGAATCTTTCTATCTTTGCAACACGGATCGCAGTCGAACAAAACAAAGATAAGCTCAAGCAATGGTTTGCAATCGCGACCTATTCAAAGTTGCCTGCTAAGTCATTACCTACCGACTCGATCGCCGACCCGCTTGCTCGGCCGGCTACGTATTGGTTTGAGTTCGGGACCGAGACGGAAGAGATTACGGAGGCTTATAACGTCGATGAGATTGGTTCGGAAACCGGGTTGGCGACTCCATTTTATCGTGTGGTTAACGATTTTGGGCCGATCGTAAATGCTGCCGGCGAAGATTACGACACCGCGATCTACCGTGACAAAAAAACGGTAACGGTTGTCGTTGCCAAGAATTTCAATACGGATCTATGGGCAATCCAGCTGAACAACATCTACGATCGAACGATCAACGACGCGGCCATGTTCGCCGGGACCGATTGGGAGGTGCCGTTGCATTGCGCGAAGTTCGACGGGGCGATTACATCGAAGGCGCTCTACGAAAACGACATCACCTATTACCAAGTAGAGATCAGGGTGCGGTTGCAACGCGAGCCGTATTATCACCACATCGTTAATCGTGGAATGAAGTATTGGACATCGTCCGTTATTGGCGCAACGTTAATCAACGCTCAGGATGAAAGCGTCCCGCCAAAGGACACGGGCGAGCCGGCATTGTTGACGATAAACGGCACAAAGCTAGGTTCCGCACTCGGGAACACAATTGCATACCGTGACTTGGAAGAGGCCGACTATACTCTTCTCGAAAACTACATTACGAATCCATGAGCGAACTTGGTAACCTACTAGACGATGCGAGCATCGAAGACCTGCGGCGTATCAAGATGCTCGTCCTCGGTGACTCGCAGACGGGCCGGCCAACTAGACCGAAGCCAAGAGGATATCCGCCAGGTGTCGGGACGGAGAGCCTTTTTTATGGCACCACGCCGAACGCGGTCACAACGGTAAGCTCGACCGTGACCGTTAAGAACACAAATGACGTGACCGATACCATTGAAGCAAAGTACGATCGCAAGGCAACGAACTCACTCGCGGCCGAGACAGAAGTCTGGTGCGGCAAGGCACGAGGTGACACCGATTGGCACATCATGATTTGGGCTTGTGATGAC